TTTGAGGGGATTAACGATGGCAAACGAATTAACAATCACGGCGAGTGCGCTGGCGGAAAAAGGTATCGACGTCGCTACCTGGAGCGCGCTGAAGAACAGTATTTACCCTGGCGCCAAAGACGAATCGGTAATGATGGCGCTCGATTACTGCCGTGCCCGCCAGTTGGATCCGTTGCTGAAGCCTGTTCACCTCGTGCCGATGAGCGTCAAAGACTCAAGAACTGGTAAAAGCGAATGGCGCGACGTGGTAATGCCGGGCATCGGGCTTTACCGCATTCAGGCGGACCGCTCAGGTGATTATGCCGGTGCCCGCGAACCAGAGTTCGGTCCAGACACGACGCAGACGCTTTCTGGTGTCGAGGTCACCTTCCCTCAGTGGTGCAAATACACCGTCTACAAGCGCATGCCCAGCGGCGAGATCGTCGAGTTCAGCGCCAAAGAATACTGGATTGAAAACTACGCCACCGGCGGCCGCGACACCACGGCGCCGAACGCGATGTGGAAAAAGCGCCCGTATGGACAACTGGCGAAATGCGCGGAAGCTCAGGCGTTGCGTAAGGCATGGCCTGAGATTGGACAGCAGCCTACCGCCGAAGAAATGGAAGGCAAATCACTGGATGTTGATATCCGTGACGTCACGCCGCGCAACACCACTGAAGCACTTCCACCAGCAGCAAGCGAAGAAACGCTGCAGGCGATAACCGATCTCTTAACGACCCTGGATAAAGACTGGGAGAAAGACTTCCTCCCCGTGTGCAGCGACATCTTCAAACGGCCAATTCTTGAGGCGTCAGACCTCACTGAAGAAGAGGCACAGAAAGGGTTCAACTTCCTTCAGAAAAAAGCTAAGGCGGCAGCATGACACCCGAAATTATCCTGTCCCGGACTGGCATTGACGTAACCACTATCCAACAGGGCGATGAGGCGTGGCACAGGCTGCGCCTCGGCGTCATTACTGCCTCAGAAGTGCACAACGTCATATCCAAGCCACGATCGGGGAAGAAGTGGACAGATATGAAAATGTCATACTTCCACACGCTGCTTGCCGAGGTATGCACCGGCGTCGCGCCAGAGGTTAACGCCAAGGCGCTGGCCTGGGGCAAGCAGTACGAGGAAGACGCCCGCACCCTCTTCGAGTTCACCACTGACGTGAAAGTCACGGAGTCTCCGATCCTGTTCCGTGACGAGAGCATGCGCACTGCGTGCTCCCCTGACGGCCTTTGCAGTAACGGGTTCGGCCTTGAGCTTAAATGCCCTTTCACCTCTCGCGACTTCATGAAGTTCCGCCTTGGCGGTTTCGAAGCCATCAAGTCTGCGTATATGGCCCAGGTGCAGTACAGCATGTGGGTGACCGGGAAAGAAGCCTGGTTCTTTGCCAACTACGACCCGCGCATGAAACGCGAAGGTATTCACCACGTCGTCGTTGAGCGGGATCCGCAATATATGACCGATTTCAATGAAATGGTGCCGGAGTTCATCGAGAAGATGGACGAAGCGCTGGCGGAAATCGGCTTCACGTTCGGGGAGCAGTGGAAATGAAACGCACACCCTTTTACCGCAGGCCCGGGCGAACCGGGCAATTCTCCGGCCTCCGCGAACGCGTTATCTGGATGATTCAGACGCGCGGCCGCCCGGTAACCGGTAGCGAAATCGCTGAGAAGTTTGGCGTAACGCTGATTGAGTTTAACCGGGTCGCCAACGGCATCACCCGCGGCTCCGGACAGATAGCTCAGATCGTTGAGTCGGAAAAATGGATCAACGAGGACGGCATCTGCGACCGGACATTCGACCTAGTAACGAAGCCAAAGGTCGTAACGCCGCAAGGCAAATCACGGCTGTTCACCCGGCGCGCAATAGAGCAATCGCAGGAAGGTAGACGGCAGGAGTGCATAGCGCGTGCCGCCCGCCGTAGCCGCCTGATTGCTCTGGGCCTCTACATCGACGAAATGGAGTCAGTGCTATGAAAGCATGGTCACTCGAAGAGCTGGCGCTGCTGTGGCGACACTCAAACGCTGAAGTCGCAGATATTACCGGCCGCAGCATTGAAGAGGTCGGAGATAAGCGGCTGCAAACCAATATTGAGCGTAATGGCTGGGATGTTAACGATCCGGAGCGGGAGGCGGCATGACCGAAAAATACTCTCTTATCTACGCAGATCCTCCCTGGTCCTACGGCAACACCATCAGCAACGGCGCTGCCGCCGATCACTACTCCACCATGAAACTCATCGACATCAAGCGCCTGCCAGTGTGGGAACTTGCCGCCGAAAACGCGGTGCTGGCGATGTGGTACACCGGCACGCATAACCAGGAGGCTATCGAACTGGCAGAGGCCTGGGGATTTACAGTTCGCACGATGAAGGGTTTTACCTGGGTGAAGCTGAATCAGAACGCCGAGTTGCGCATCAACAAGGCGCTGGCCGAGGGGGAAGTTGCCGACTTTTACGACTTCCTCGATCTGCTGAACGCCGAGACGCGCATGAACGGCGGCAATCACACCCGGGCCAATACAGAAGACCTGTTGATTGCCACCCGCGGCGCCGGGCTGGAACGAAAACACGCAGGGATTAAGCAGGTGGTATACAGCCCGCTCGGCGCGCACAGCGAAAAGCCGTGGGAAGTTCGCCACCGGCTAGAGCTGCTTTACGGTGAAGTGCCACGCATTGAACTGTTTAGCCGCAGCGCAGCGCCAGGATGGGATGCTTGGGGGAATGAAGTTGATGGCGATGTGAAGCTTGTTCCTGGGAGATATGAAAATGCCGAGTAGAAACTGCCCTGAATTAACTGCCGAAATGGTTAGAGAGCTTCTGGAATATGACCCCACAACAGGGCTGCTGACCTGGAAGACTTGTCGCAAAAAAGTCCAGAAAGGTAGTGTTGCTGGCTCGGTTTGTGGGAACGGTAGAAAGCTTTACGTCAAAGTTAGGATTGGCCGCCTCTATCGCGCGCATCGTCTCATTTGGCTGATAGTGACAGGTGAATGGCCAAAGTATCACATCGATCATGTTGATAATGACGGAACGAACAACCGATGGTCCAATTTGCGTTTGGCTACGCTAAATCAGAACCAGCACAACCGAGAGTTAAGCAGAGCGAATTTAACGGGATATAAAGGCGTCTCTCTGGCTAATAACTTATCAAAACCATACCGTGCAAATATCACAATAGGCCGTGAGCGCCGCCACCTTGGCTACTACCGTTCGGCTGAAGAGGCCGCTCATGCTTACGACGAATCTGCTCGCGAGCTATTCGGCGAATATGCGCGACTTAACTTTCCGCATGAAAACGAGTTAGCCGCCAGAAAATTGCTTCCCGGCTGCGCCATCGATGTTGTGAAAACGGAGGCCGCATGAGCAAAGGTACCATTATCTGCCTGTGCGATATCACTGGCGTCATGTCTGTGCCATGGGTTGAAGCAGGCTACCGTGCGGTATTGGTTGACCCGCAGCATCCAGATACTTCGATTAACGGTCCAATTGAACGCATATCGGCAACCATAATTGAGGCTATGCCGCGGCTGTCCCAGATCATTCGTACCGAGAACGTGGTCATGGTTATCGGCTTTCCTCCTTGCACTGACGTCGCAGTATCAGGATCCCGTTGGTTCAAATCAAAACGAGCCAAAGACCAACATTTTCAGGCTAAAGCTGCGCTCGTTGCCGAGCAATGCAGGATGACAGGCTTGGCGGCCGGATGCCCGTGGGCATTCGAAAACCCGGTTAGCGTGTTCAGTAGCATCTTCGGTTCGGCAGATTACACGTTCCATCCGTACCAGTTCACTGGGCTGTGCGAGGATGACAACTACACGAAACAGACCTGCCTCTGGACAGGTAACGGCTTCAAGGCGCCGGCAGATAATATGCACCCGATGGTGGAAGCGGCTATCGACGCCGTCAAGCTGGCCTGCGGCCGGATGGTGCCGAAGAAGAAGGCAATCGAGGCCATCTCAGGAACATCTTTCGCCGGATTGGTGACTGACTGGTATCCGGACAACCGCATTCACGAATGCCCGCCGAGTGACGAGCGAGCCAACATTCGCAGTGCAACACCTCTGGGATTTGCTAAGGCCGTTTTCCTTTCGAATGCACCCCATCTCAACAGGAAACGGGACGCCGCATGACGCCAGCAAATGAAAACGCCATCCGCGGCGCCTGCCGCCGCTGCACCGAGGAAATCCAGCAGGCCATGCGCAAGAAGCCAAAGCCAAACTGGAACGAAACGGTGCCTCCCATCATCAACAAGCATCACAAGAAAATAGAAGCTCTGGGAGTTAGCCTCCTGGAGTTCGTCGTATACACAGGCAGGCTTAATCGCCGCTACGGAGTGGAATCGTGAGCAATTATCCAAGGGTTGGCAGCGTGTCAGCCAAAAGCAAAAACACCTCCGCTAAATGCAAATGCGGTGCAGTGGCGAAGCATAAAACGACCGTGGAAGTGAATATTTTCCGTGGCGATGATGAAGTAGTTTGGTCTTGTAACAAGCACAAGAAGGACTGTGCATTTCTGGTCGGTGGGCAAGGCGGTGCAGCATGAGCATGGAAAAATTCATTAAACCATTCCCATTGACCGACATTACCACCCCACGAAATGGTGCTGAGGTATTGCTGGATAACTACTGGCTTACGAAAGATGGCATGTATTTCAAATCAAAACGCGGTGGTACTCACCAGTGCAATCGAGACAAGCGCGTTGTCGATAAAGTTTACGCTGACCTCCTTTCGTCTGGATATGAATGCACACACATTCCTGTGGCTTATATCAAGAGAGGGCAAGCATGAAGGCACTAATCACTAGGTCGCTATCGCGGCCTTTTTTATTGCTGGCGTTCACCTTCAACCGAATTAACCGACAGTTCAGGGAGCATTGACCATGGCCGACATCATCGATACCGCAGCAGAGATTGAAGAGCTTCAGCGTAACGCTGCACTTTCAGCTCACCGCATCGACCGTAATGCAGTGTCAGCTGAGCGCTGTGAAGAATGCGACGAACCAATTCCCGAGCCGCGGCGCGCTGCCGTTCCCGGCTTCCAGACGTGCGCGGAGTGCCAGAGTGTGATCGAACTTAAGAATAAGCAGAGGGGATTGTAATGCAGCAGTCAATTTTAGACATGTGCTGCGGGTCGCGCATGTTCTGGTTCGACAAGCAGGACGAACGCGCGGTGTTCAGTGACATCCGCGCCGAGCAGCATGAGCTTTGTGACGGTCGCCAGCTGGTAATTAGTCCGGACCTTATTGCTGATTTTCGCGCCCTCCCTTTTGGCGATAACACTTTCCCTGTCGTCGTGTTCGATCCGCCGCACCTCGAGCGTGTCGGTGATAATGCATGGATGGGGAAAAAGTACGGCCGGCTCAACAAAGAAACATGGCGCGACGATTTGCGTGCAGGCTTCGCCG